ATCACGGTTCGTCTGCTGGGACATCGGTTTTCTCGCACAAATCACCAACATATCGGGGACTTGATTTAACTGGATGTTATTGCTGGGAAACTCGAGTGTAGTAGGAACTAACTCATTCGTAGCATTCACAGCGGCGGCGGCAATAGTATTATTGAATGTAGTTAAATAACGAGGAAAATCAACATAATCGACTACATTTTTCGAGGGGAGGATTTGAGAAGGGTGAGGGGTAAGCATCTGGAAAATCAACCGAGAACCACTAACCGCAGCAATCGAAACGCTGTATCCTTGAATTGCCGCCTCTGTCGCACCGCAACGCCACAAACGCTTCGCATCTGCCGCTATGTTGAAAATGAAGTTCAAGTTGCTCACACCGTAAATCGCCATCTGGTTCGCCGAGAGATTGGCAAAGTGAAAGGGAGACAAAAACAAGGGTTCAAATGAAGTGAAACGAAGACGCACAACACGAAGAGTTCCATCACCGACCGTCTGTTGATTTCTTGCGGCAGTAGCAGGGGTAGTCTCTTGAAGAAAGTCGATACTGTAAGTGCCACGAGACACAAGAGAATTATCGGCAGTCTGTGTAAAAGAACCGTTGCTGTTGTTATTCGAACCAATCTGGTCGGTATAATTGCGGTAAGTATCAGGAGCAAGAGGAGCAATACCGTTCCAACGAGCAAGAGCACGGTCATCACCATACATACGAAGCAACTGGGGCAACACATCACGAATATTCACCGAAACGCTGTTGTTATTCACCTGAACTTGAAGGGTAGTGGCGGACATATGAAGGGGAAGGGGAGCAAGAGCATCACGATTACCCAAATCAACCAAAAACTCACCAGCGGCGGGACTGCCTCTAATTTCAAGTTCATAAGTAGATTGCCAAACAATATTTCGGTCGAGAAGCGTAACTTCACTCGGGGTCTGGATAGAAAAAGTCTGCGAAGAAGCACTTGCCGAAGTAGCAGGATAAATCTGGGTGGTAACATTCTGCCCTGATTTTACAACACCAAAGGGGAGACTGTCTGTCACCCTCATACGAGCATCTTCCACGAGCACTTTGCGAAAATCTGCTGAACTCATTTTTATTCGATTTTATGAATATAGTTATAACTTTGTTTTTATATATAATTTCAGTTGTATTTTCGTTCGCCGAGAGATTAATCAATTGTCGCATTATAGAAGTCCTTCCTTCGAAACAGGATTTTAATGGATGCCGCACAACCCGCCGCCAGATTGAACCGATGTAATCCACTATACTTGTCCTTCCAGAACACCGAAACCTCCACCGCATTCACAGGGGTCGTTCCACGCAAATCCAACATACGATACTCCGCCGTCGGCACATATGTAATCCTCGTCTGGGACGATGTGCCTGTCGCACCCTGTAATTCAAAATCAGTCAAAACTGGTGCTGTCACGTTGTTATTGCCCGATGAACGCAAATTGCTACTCGTCACACCATCGTAAAAATTGAAAATCGCTGGTTTTGATAATAGGGTGTTTTGAACTGGAAGAAGTGATGTCGAAAACACAAGTGAGGATATGGGTGAAAATAAAATCGTCGTTGAATGCTCCTGTGGAACTATAATCTGCGGTATTGCCGATACTGATGATGCGACTGCCGTAAGGGGGTAGGACGGTCTGCTTCCTCCACTCGTGTTTTGATACTGGTTGTTATATACAACAATCATATCCTCTGTTCCTGTCGTTAATTGAAACTGGTTATTGCCTTGAAAAATAGTAGGAAACGAGTTCAGCAGATTTGATAGGGGGGTATTCATATACAACTTAATCACCCGTCCTGTAAAACCAGCAGTATTCGGTAAGTTCTGGTCGTAAGTGTCGTAGGCGTAAGGGGGTGCTGTCCCTGCTAATGCTGGAGGGCAAAGAGGAAAACTCAACGAAAATAACTCGCCATTCGGGTCATAAAACATCTGCGGACAATAGTTCTGTGAGATGTTCGCTGGTGTCCCTGCCCTTGTGCCTAACGCATTCTTTCCCGCCGCTACTAACTGGGTGTTAAAATTATCAAACGCCGCCTTCAAAGCATTATTCGCATATTGAAGCACCAGCGAAAACTCATTTACATAGTAGTAGTCAGTAGTTAAATCCTGAAATGTCAAAGCACCCGACGGAGGACTGATTGTAAGGTCATCTGGAATATAAATCCAGTTCTCTTGTGCCGCCAAATAATCCGTCACGGGCGGAACAACCGAGTAGTCCGTCACACTCATACCCCACGCATAAATCAGTTTATTCGGGTTCGCTTGTCCTAACAACACTTGCGGAATGAAAATCGGCAGGGTAGGGGTCTCGATACTGAAACGCACAACCGACAATAGGTAGTCTTCGGGATACTTAATGATAGGGTTCTGTCTAATCTCGTTGAAGGTCAGGGGCGGGGCAGTAGTCCCCACTAATGTCGGGTTATAATCACTCACAACATTAATGTCGTAGTATAAATTATAGGGGTCGGCAGAAGTCAAATTACCTCTTGTTGTCATTTTACTCGTTTATATTCGTTATTGTTCTTTTGTTTTTATTATTAATTTCCATTCGTCTTATCTTTTGATTAAAAAAAGGACGCCCCTGTCCTGTATTTCATCTTCGGGTTGTCTTACACCCTCTCTCCCGTAAATGATTGTTCGCGTCTTCTTTCAAAGTTCGACGCGAACTTCGGGTCGCGACGCAACTCCTCCATACACGCCTTCTTGTAGCAATCCGTCTTTCCTGTAAAGTCAGCGACAATTTGAAACTCCTTACCTCCGTATTCGTAAAACTCCGTGTCGTCATCACGCAACCACCCCATCGAACCGAACACAATCTCACCGCCGTTTTTGCGTTGTTCAATAACGGCGTTGAAGAAACACATTCCAAAGTAGGGGCGGTCGTCGAAAATCCGCCGAAAATGACCTGCGTAGTTCTCGCCAAACACATTCTTCGCCTTCTTGATGTGCGACGCAATCATTATTTTCTGCGTCATTTCAGGGGCGGGGAGGTGGCAGGAAACATCTTGAAGTCGGTTTTGTCTTTGTATTTGTCTGTGTTCGGGGAACTTCGGGTCAATCACGCGTCCATCTCGCACCACCCAAAAGTGCCCCACCATAACTTCTGGCAAGTCCATCGCCAAAATGTCGTAGTAGTCCTTTCTGTTCGTAGTTGTAAATCCGCTCATCGTTGTCTGTTGTCTGTATGTCTGGCACATATGAGTAAAAGGATTTCAATTTTTTTTGGACGCACCACCACCACCACCCACCACTACCCCCCCCACCGACCGCTCTGGATGAGGGTATGTCTGGATGAGGGGTCATCCAAGCGGGGGGTCATCCAGCGGGGTCAGGGTCATTCAAGGGCGGTCAAATAGATAGTCCGCTCTGGATGAGGGTAGGTCTGGATGAGGGGTCATCCAAGCGGGGGTCATCCAAGAGCAGAATGCGGGGGGGGTAGTGGTGGTGGCGGGGCGGGGCGGTGCGGGGCGGGGCGGGGGCGAGGGAGAAACCTGATGATGTTGCCAATCCCACACAATCCAAAAAAAATTGAAATGCTTTTACTCATTTGTGCTACACACAGACAACCGATTACGATTACGATGACTTGCTCTATTTGCCAACAGAAGGGACACAACAAGCAGACTTGCTCTGTTGTTGTTCGCTACCAATACGACGACTGCGGTGTGAGATGCCGTATCAACCCCAACGACGACCAAGACTTTCAACCCGTCGAGACCTACTGCCTCCCCTGCGGTTCGCCCACTCTTGAATGCGAGTGCGGAGAATACAAGTGCGGAAAATGGTTCAACGAAGAAAAAGGTAAGTTTCAAGGTGCTCCCCGTCGCCGTCGCCAGACCCGTTTCGCCCCAATCCCCATCTGGACTGCCCCTGAAACCAAAGAAGAAGTCGCCACCACAGGTAAGTATGCTGGAATGACCGCCGTCCAGATTGAAGCAATCTTCGCCGAAAGAGAACGCAAAAACTACGAAGAACTCGTTGCCCCCATCATCGCCCCAAAACTCGCTTGTGCCGACTGCGGTCAGGTCGAAACCGAATGCCGTCTCGAACGCCTCGTCGGCGGAAAGGTAATGTGCTGTGATTGCCTTGACCCCAAACCTACAGAAGAAGAAGACGACGACGAAACCGTCAGCGTGGTAAGTGAAGACACCTGCGAATGCTGTGGAAAACCCTACGACCCCCGCAATCCTCACCGCCTATGGGAATTGTGCGACTGCGTCCAGAACGACGACGGAACGCTTTCAAGACCCGAAGAAGTCCCCGAACTGCCCTGCCCTGACTGCCGTCGCTGGTTTGACGAAGGAAGAGAAAGATGTAAGTCCTGCGACTACAAGTTTGACGGCGAAGAAGAAGACAGCGACGAGGACAGCGAGGGGGACAGCGAAAGCGACGCCGAAACCGAAGGAGAGTGCTACGATGGGAGCGTTTGGGTATGCTGTAAATGCGAAAAGTTGAGCGACGGAAAAGGTAATCCAGACAGCACATCCCAATTCTACGAAGAACTGGGCGATTGGTATTGCGGAAAATGCCACGAATACTACACAAGGGAAGACCAAGACGATTTCACGAATAGAATATGCGAGTGGTGTCATTTGGATTTTGACCTTGCTGACCCACACTACTACGACGAGGAGGGGAATTGTTGTTATTGTAGCGAAGAGTGCTTCAAGAAGGAACAAGATTGGTTGTCCGCCCCCTCATCGACGCGTCCCCCACACGGCAGCATCCGCACCTCACCTACTCGCGACCAACTCATCGCACTCGGCAAATACAAACTCGCGAAGTTTCAAATCGGCAAACAAGACCAACGCGACGAAACGAACTGGAACGAAGACGGCGACGATGAACTCTGCTCGGCGATTGACGCATCTGGAAATGCTCTGTATTAACTTTGGATAATACAGAACTACTACTACTACGGGACGAGGGGTGTCCCTTTTTTTTAACTCAAACGAAAAGTCCTAATCATCATCATCTTTGTCCTCTAACATATACACACACTTTTCACTCACGACCGCCTGTGGATAATTCTTTGCTATGGTTATCCAGCGTGAATTGATTTTCTTCATCTCCTTCATCATCTTATTATTGATACCTATGTAATTTTCGAGCATATACTTCGTGCTTTTCGTCATAACTGACTTCGGGAAAAAGGTGACGAAATGACATTCGTTTAACATCTGGCGTGTTGTCTGGCGGTCGCTCGGTAAATGGAATGTGAGAATACAACTAATCTTATGGTGTCGCCCCGTCTGTAAAATCTGGTCGAGTATCTTGAAAACCTCTTTTCGGTGTGCTTTGTTCGAGAGAGTGTCGCAGTCATCAAAAATCACCATACTTTCAGCAAACTCACTCGCCTCTATCGGGTCGCTCACCAGCGTATCATCTATCTTCGGTCGTTTCAGGTTTTTTATATCATCCACCGAGACATCATCAGGAAGCGACGAAAACATATATATCATTCGGTCTGGGAACTTTTTCGTGTATTCGCGACACACCATCTTCGTATAATACGACTTGCCCGAACCTGACGCACCCACAACATACCAGATTTGACGCTCTGTTTTTGGATTGACCATTTGGACGAACTTGCCCTCATCGCTGTCGGGAATTGTCGCCCTTTTGAATAACTGAACCCTCTGCTCTTTCAACCCCTTATCGTCGGGCGTAGCGAGGAACACTTTTTTACCATCATTCGAACCCCCCACGATTTTACAAAAGGGAGCACCGATTTTATCAAGATTGAGAGACATTCTGTATTATAATAAAATGAAATTATGTTTATTATAATTTATATGATGGAACACAATAGTCTTTGTGCCGTTTTATTGATTATCTTCTCGTTATTCTTAATCACATTATCTATCCTCGCACGGGTGATACTACCCTTCATACCCAACTTTGCTTGTAAAAATGTCGAAACCCGCAACTTCAAGGTCTTATCCAGTTCCCATTTTAGGGTCTGGACTGCTTTCAACTGCGATGTGATTTGATACAGTTTTCCTGTTTCACTATTAAACAACTTGACTAACTGGATTGCGGTCTCGGGTTCTTCGTTTTTAATCCGCATCATCGAAAACAGACGCTTCAACGCTTTCCAGTATCGTCCCTCACTCACCAGTTCGCCGAAGTCCTGCTCCAATTCCTTCAATCGCTCCTCTTCATTATCTACCGTTTCGTCATCGCCGAGAGAATACATACACGACGCATCGAAAAACTCATTACTCGCCTCCTTGCGAAATACGACATCCACCTTAATAAAATCAATATCATCGAAGGGTATTTTGCCGAAAAAGGTGTGTGAAAACTCCGCTCCGCGATAAATCCGCTCCTTCTTCCCAGCGTTCGACTGGATTTTCATCTCCACGAAATACATATCTGGATTATTTGCGATGCTATTCACAACATCATTCATCCCAGTAAAAACCACATCTCTCGGCAGTTCGCTTATATCCATCGTAAAATCATAATCACCAGTATATAATTGCGACTTCAATCCCGCCGTTCCAATCAGTCTCGGTTTGCGGTCATTCAGCGAAAACGCTTTCACCAGCGGATACTCCTCGCTCGTCGGGTATTTCCGTTCTGTTAT